CTAAAATCAAAGCATCTTATTCCATCCACTCATCGAAGTATGAAAAAAATTATTGTTATCTCGTCACCTACTCATCCCAGATTCAACAATATGAAAAAATATAAAAAAGCACTTGACACCTGGTCCCATTGTGTTATAATGGCATCAATCGTAACATGAGGGTCAAGCCAAAGACCCTCCCCAAACAAAGGAGATAAAATATGGCGTTGGACATGAGCAAGATGAAGGCGAAAATGGATAAACTTCAAAATCGAGGCGGCGGGGGGAATCGTTCCCAATTCTGGCGACCCGAGGATGGAGATCAAACAATCCGTATTCTGCCTACTGCGGACGGAGATCCCTTTAAATCATTTTTCTTTCACTACAATCTTGGAAGAAATGCTGGATTTCTCTCCCCAAAGAAGAACTTTGGTGAGGATGACCCGCTAAATGATTTTGTATCTTCTCTTTTTCAAGAGGGGACGACTGAAAGTGTCGATCTTGCCAAAAAACTAATGGCAAAGCAACGCTTTTTTAGTCCTGTCCTCGTCCGAGGTGAAGAGGAAAAGGGTGTGCGTATTTGGGGGTATGGCAAACAAGTGTATGAGCAACTTCTCAACCTTGTTCTTAATCCCGACTACGGTGATATTACTGATGTTGATGGGGGCACCGATCTTCACCTAAATTATGGTAAGCCTCCTGGTGCGTCTTTCCCCAAGACGCAACTAACTCCCGCACGAAAGGAAACATCACTGTGTGTGGAGGTGGGGGAGCAGCAATGCTCCGAGATGCTCGAAAATATCCCAGACTTTGCAAGTCTTTTTGAGCGGAAGTCCCCGGAAGATGTTCAACGTATGCTAGATGAGTATCTCGCATCTGGCGACGCGGAAGAACTTAGTTCTGAAACGGAATACGGAAATAAGGGTAACTCTTCGGTTGAGAACGCCTTTAAAGAACTTATGGGATAAGAGTGGGGGGGCAACCCCCCCTCTTTTTTAAGGAGTTTAAATGGCAAAGAAATCAAAACCAGGTAAAGTATCTTTCTCGGATATGCGAAAGGTTATTAATAAGAAACACGGGCAAAATATTGCCTACGATCTAACACAAGAAAACCCAACAGAAGTTACAGGATGGATTCCAACTGGCTCTCGCTGGTTGGACGCTATTGCTTGCAGGGGTAAATACGCAGGCATCCCCATCGGTAAAATCACAGAGATCGCTGGGCTAGAGTCAACAGGGAAGTCCTTTCTGGCTGCACAGATTGCTGCAAATGCTCAAGGTCAAGGAATTAATGTTGTTTATTTTGACTCAGAATCTGCAATTGACCCTAAGTTTTTGGAAAACGCTGGATGTAATCTCGAAACACTGATTTATATTCAGGCAGAATCTGTGGAATTTGTTCTCGAAACAATAGAGGAGTTCATTGGGTCTGTTGGGGAGAGCCTGTTATTTATCTGGGATTCTATTGCCCTCACGCCCTGTAACTCAGACATTGAGGGGGATTATAATCCTCAAAGCTCAATGGCAGTAAAAGCAAGAGTTTTATCCAAGGGACTCCAAAAATTAACTCTTCCTCTGGCTAATGCGAACTCAACTCTTCTTGCTTTGAATCAGTTGAAGACCAATATCACTAGAAATACCGCAGAAGCGATGATGGAACCCCTGGTAACTCCTGGCGGTAAATCACTTTCATACGCCTATTCATTGCGTATTTGGCTCACTTCTCGAAAAGCAAAGAACTCTTTTGTGATCGACGATAAGGGTTTCCGTATTGGTTCCGAGGTCAAGGTTACTCTTAAGAAGTCTCGCTTCGGATCGCAAGGTAGAACTTGCACTTTTAGAATCCTGTGGGGAGAATCAGAAAATATTGGTGTTATGGATGAGGAAAGTTGGTTTGATGCCGTCAAATCCTCTGACCGAATGGTCCAGCGAGGTGCCTGGTATACCCTTGTCCACCTGGATGGAACCGAAACAAAGTTCCAGCCTGGTAGGTGGACCGAGATGTTGCAAGATGAAAAATTTAAAAATAGTGTCTTGCAATTGATCGACGAAGAGGTTATAATGAAGTTCGATGAAAGGAAGGGCAGTGCCGAGGACTTTTACGAGGCTGATGATGAATCGGGATCAAAGAGCAATCAACCTAGCCCTTAAAGTGGCAAAAACCTCCAATCATAAGAAGGCGAAACACGGAGCCGTCCTAACAAAGGGCGGCTCTATTATTAATCTCGCTACCAACAGCTACAACTACTGCTCCTTTGCTTCTCGCTTCAGGCAGGAAGAGTGGCAAACTTGTCTCGAACATGCTGAAATATCCTGTATCAAGGGACTAGATAGATCGGTAACCAAGGGAGCAACAATATATGTCGCAAGGATAAACAAGGCAGGAAAATCAGATTTAAGTAAGCCTTGCTCTTTGTGTCAAGATGTGTTAAAATTCGTTGGTGTTAAGAAAGCAGTATATACCGTCAATGGTGAAGAGATAGAGAGTATGAAAATATGAACAGAGTTTTAATCATTGATGCGATGAATATGTATTTCCGCAACTATATCATCAACCCCTCCATCTCCACCAACGGTAATCCTATTGGCGGTTTAAAGGGGTTTCTCCAATCCCTTCAAAAAAATATAAAAGATGTCAATCCAAGTGAGATTATTATTTGTTGGGATGGAGGAGGAGGATCTAAAAAAAGAAAAACCCTTGTTAAGACCTACAAGGAAGGTAGAAGTCCAATCCGCCTGAATCGTTCCATTCGTCAAATGACGAGGGAACAGGAGATTGAGAATAAGAACTGGCAACTAACTAGATTGTTTTCGTATCTCAATGAACTCCCCGTCATCCAACTTATTATTGACGATATTGAGGCAGACGACATCATTTCGCAGGTGGCGCAGCATCCCGTTTATTGGGATTGGCAAAAGGTTATTGTGTCCAGCGACAAGGACTTCTATCAACTCCTTAACGATAGCACTATCCTTATTCGTCCCATCCAGAAGAAGATTGTTAATAAAAATAACATTTTGGAAGAGTTTAAGATTCATCCAAATAACTTTGCCCTCGCTCGTTCCATTGTCGGGGATAAGACAGATAATCTCCCAGGTATTACAGGTATTGGTCTCCCCACCGTCGCCAAGAGGTTCCCATTCTTGGTTGAGGAAAAGTCTTACACAATCCAAGAGATTATAGACCATTGCGAGGACAACAAAATAAAAAACATAAAAGCTTACAATAATATCCTTGACAACGAGGGTGTTGTTGAGTTAAACTACAAAATGATGCAGCTATATGCTCCATCTATTTCAGTTCAGAGTAAGGGTAAGATCGATTATGTTATTTCTAACTTTGAGTATGACTACGACAGAGAAGCATTTCAACAGATGATGGTTCAGGATGGTTTTGGACAATATTCTTTTGAAAATCTGTTTCGAGCGTGCCAAGAAATAGTAAAGGAAAACAAATGATGGAAAGTAGACAAGAAGACTTAGGTAAATACGGAAAGAAGTTTCAAGAGAACCTGGTACGCCTTATTATGGAAGATAGGGTCTTTGCCGATCAAATGCTGGAAGTGTTGGATATTAATTTTCTTGAACTTAAATATCTACAGGTTTTTGTTGAAAAGATTTTTGATTATCGGGAAAAGTATACTTCCCACCCCTCTAGAGATAGTATGACGATTATCTTGAGAACTGAGTTGGAAAATGTTTCCGATCTCTTGAAGAATCAGGTGAGAGAGTATTACGCTAAAGTGTTGGCAAGTGCCGCAGACACAGATGGTTTGGAACACGTCAAGGAGGTTGCTCTTGATTTCTGTAAGAAGCAGAAACTAAAAGAGGCAATGTTAGAGTGCGTCGGTCTTATGCAGAGATCGTCCTACGATGAGATATCCACCAAGATCAACAATGCGCTTAATCTGGGATGTAATAATGATATTGGTTATGATTACATGGTTGATTTCGAAAAGAGATTTGAAATCATCGCTCGCAATCCGGTCTCCACAGGGTGGAAGTATATAGATAATATTACCGGAGGTGGTCTCGGCAAAGGCGAATTGGGTGTCTGTGTAGCCCCCACAGGAGGGGGGAAATCTATGGTTTTAACTCACATCGGCGCAGCAGCGATCCAGGCAGGGAAGACAGTGATTCATTATTCCTTTGAACTGTTAGACTCGGTGATATGCCGTCGTTATGATAGTTGCATAACGGAGATAGATCTCTCCACTGTTATGGTTAGTAAGGAGAAGGTGAGAAAAATCATTGAAGACATCCCCGGCAAACTCATTGTAAAACAATATCCCACCAAATCAGCGTCTACTGTAACATTAAGAACTCATTTGGAAAAGCTTAAACGACGCGGTATTAGCCCTGATCTCATCATTGTTGATTATGCTGATCTTTTAAAGCCGATTCATCGGGAAAGAGAAAAAAGAAATGAACTGGAATCTATTTATGAAGAACTAAGAGCAATGGCTATGGAGTTGGAATGTCCCGTTTGGACCGCATCCCAGACAAATCGTTCAGGATTGAATGCCGAGATCATTACAATGGAGTCGATTAGTGAGGCATTTAATAAATGTTTTGTTGCGGATTTCATCTTTTCTGTTTCTCGCACGCCGGAAGACAAAATCTCAAATGAAGGTAGAATTTTTATCGCAAAGAATCGCAATGGACAAGATGGAATGGTTTATCCCATCTTTATGGACACCTCTAGCGTAAAAATTAAGGTCTTTGCTGAAACAGTTGGTGAAGAAAGGAAAAACGTGGTAAAGACCCAGCAAGAAGCACTACAAGAAAAGTATAAGTCTTTTGTGAAAAACAAGAGAAACGGAGCTAAGGATGTTTGATGAACCAGAGGTGAGAGCGGAGACATTAAAATATTTTAATAACGATGAGTTAGCCACTAATGTTTTTATTACAAAATATTGCCTTAAGAATAGTGAATCTCGCCTGTTGGAATCAACTCCCGATGATATGCACCACAGACTTTCTTCAGAGTTCGCAAGAATCGAGGAAAAGTTTAAAACTAATAGAAGCCTCTCCGAAGAAGAAATTTATTCCCTTTTTAAAAATTTTAAATACATAGTCCCACAAGGATCTCCAATGATGGGGATTGGAAATAATTTTGTTAATGTATCATTATCCAACTGCGTCGTCGTAGATTCCCCTCAAGATAATATTTCATCAATCGTAGATTCAGGAAAGGAGCTTGCAAACCTCTTTAAACGTCGCTGTGGGGTTGGTCTAGACATTTCCAATCTACGACCCGATGGAGCATTCGTTAATAACTCAGCCGGAACAACCACAGGCGCTTGGAGTTTCGCAGACTTCTATTCTTATGTGTGCCGAATGATTGGTCAAAACGGTCGTCGAGGCGCTCTCATGATCTCTATGGACGTGCGCCATCCCGATATTGAGAAGTTTGTAACGATGAAGCACGATCTTACAAAGGTCACAGGTGCGAATGTATCGGTAAAGATTTCTGATGATTTTATGGAGGCAGTAGAGAAAGACGAAGATTATATTTTATCTTTCCCAGTGGGAAGCCCCAATCCCAAGTTTAAAAAGACTATCTCTGCGAAAGAACTGTGGACCTCTATTGTGGAGAGCGCCACTAAAACAGCAGAACCTGGTCTTCTAATGTGGGATAATATCATTAATAATCTCCCAGCACATTCATATCCCCAGTTTAAAACCATTTCTACCAATCCTTGTGCCGAAATCCCCCTATCTGCTTATGATAGTTGTCGTCTCATCTCCATCAACCTTAAGCATTTTATCATTAATCCGTTCGAGGAGAATGCCTACTTTGATTTTGAACATTTTAAAAAAGTTGTCTCTGCGGGAATGAGATTGTCGGATGATTTGGTGGAACTGGAAGCAGAAAAACTTTCAAACATTCAAGACAAATCAGACACACTACACGAAAAAGAAATGTGGGGCAAACTTCTGTCTGCTTGCCTGAACGGAAGAAGAACTGGTCTGGGAACTCACGGCTTGGCGGACGCACTCGCTTGCCTCAATCAGGCATACGATTCTGAAGAAGCCATTGGCACGATTGATAAGATTTATCAAACCCTGAGAGATGAATCGTACCGCGAGAGTGTAGAACTTGCAAAAGAGCGAGGAGCATTCGAGGTTTTTGATTGGGAAATAGAAAAAGAAAACGCCTTCATCAAGAATCTCCCAGAGGCTATCCAAAAGCTCATCCAAAAGCACGGCAGACGAAACATCAGCATTCTTACAAATGCCCCCACAGGAAGCGTCTCCATTATGTCCCAAACCTCTTCAGGTTTAGAACCTGTCTTCCGAAACTTTTACACGAGGAGGAGAAAAATCTCCCACAATGAAGATGTCGAAGCAGATTTTGTAGATGACCTGGGCGACAAGTGGAAAGAGTTTAGAGTTTTTCACCACAATGTCCGAGAGTGGATTAATAAAACGGGAGGAAGCGAGGAGAATTTGCCAGCCTTCTTTGTTCAGAGTGATGAGATTGATTGGACACAACGCATTCTCATTCAGGCAACAATCCAAAAATATATTGATCACGCCATTTCTTCCACCATTAACCTCCCGAGAGAAACGACTCCAGAGGTCGTTGGAAACTTATACCTGGAGGGATGGAAGAGGGGCTTGAAAGGCATTACTGTCTATGTTGAGGGCTCCAGAAGTGGAGTGCTAATTACAGAGTCTCAGAGGAAAGAGTTTCCTTTCCATAATGCCCCAAAACGTCCTTCTGAAATTGAATGTGATATTCACAATACCACAATCCAGGGAGAGAAGTGGACCTTCTTGGTGGGTCTCTACGATAATAAACCATATGAGATTATTGGGGGATTAGCCAATCTAATTGAAATTCCAAAGAAATATGATAAAGGATATATTTCAAAGCACTCTTTTAAAACAGTGAGGAACCGATATGATTTGAGATTCGGAGAAGACGACAATGAAGTTATTGTTCGGGATATTGTATCAGTTTTCAATAACCCCAACAACTCGGCTTTCACCAGGATGCTTTCCCTTTCTCTACGACACGGAGCAAAGCCAGCATTTCTCGTGGAACAACTTCAGAAAGATAAGGAAAGTGACTATTTTTCATTTTCCAAGTGTATCGCGAGGGTATTAAAAATTTATATTCAAAACGGAGAAAAGGTATGCAGTGAAAAGGTTTGCCAAGAGTGTAACCAGGAGGGTCTTATTTACCAGGATGGTTGTGCCCTATGTCCATCTTGTGGACATTCAAAATGCGGATAACAAACAGTAGGAGAAGAAATGAGTGACGAAAAGCAAGAATATGTTGTAAACTACATTAGAGCACTAAAAGCAGTTGAAGATGAGATGGAACCTTTCAAAGATCACAAGCGAGACTTAAAAGCAAACTACATTGAAAACCAGTGGCTAACGAAAGAAGAGATCAGTATGGCGGTTAAAGCCTATCGATTAATGAAAACAGAAGTTGACTTTGATGAGTTAATGGAGTATTATGATAAACTGAAAGGTATTTAAACACTATTTATAGTAAATAAAAAAGTGGAGAGAAAAAATGGCTGACGATTTAAAAGATACTTTGGGACAAAGATTGAGGCTTTCTAAGTCACGATCAGATTTAAGCGATGATCCGGTGAGGCAAAAGAATATGCAAAATTTCTTGGTCCTCTACGACAAATATCAGAAAATGCTACGTCCCTACAAGGATAAGATTTCTGATCTAACAAAATTTTATAAACAAAATGATTTGCTTACTCCCGAAGAAATCAGAGTTGCTAAAAAGGCATATACATTAATGAAGTCTGATGTGCCTATTGATGAACTGGCAGATACACTTGAAATGTTATTTACGGACGAAGAAAGTCCATTGGTCACAGGAGGAGAAGTTGAAGCTAACACCGAAGAATAGGAATCTTCTTATAAGAGTAGAAGAAGAAGTCCAGGAAGAATCTGCCATCCTCTTACCTGAAGATTATAAAAAATCCTCTCCCTATAAAGTAGTAGAGATCTTAGATGTTGCAAAAAACTGTTCCTCGTTCTCGTCAGAGGACATAGGAAAACTGACTATTGTGCCAACTCACACCATTATAAGTATTGAGATTGAAGGCAAAAATTATTCACTTGTTCTTGAAAATCTAGCACTAGGGGTTGTTGATGAAGAATGATACTATTTTCCTATATAATGACGGAATAGGCAAAGTTCATTATATTTCTCATATGGGCAGCGACGTCACCGTCTGTAACGCAGCGCGTGTCTCATTCGGCAAAGAAGTTGAAGAGTTAAGTGATAAAGATAAAAAACTTATCAAGTATCTCGTAGAACACAAGCACACTTCAACGCTTGAGCATTGTGTTTTAACTTTCAAATTCATCGTCCCCCTCTTTGTTCGTTCCCAACATCATCGCCACCGCACTTGGTCTTATAATGAGATTAGCAGACGCTATACCGATGTCGACGTTCAGTTCTATGAGCCAAGAGAGTTCAGAACGCAACACAAATCAAACCGCCAAGCGAGCAATGAAAACGATCTTATTAATCCTGGGATCAATGGACCGGGATTTATGCACAGTCGATGCGCAGCCGAAAGAATTAATTTTCATCATCGAGCTTCTTTGAAACTTTACAATGCCCTTATAAAAGAAGGGGTTTGCCGCGAACAAGCCCGAGGAGTTCTTCCTCAGAACATGTATACCGAATACTATGGAACTGCAAATCTAAATAATCTATTCAAGTTTATTGACCTCCGCACTCACGAAGGGGCACAATGGGAGATCCAAAAGGTTGCCGAAGCGTGTCTCGAAATCGCCAAAGAACTCTACCCATCCACAGTCCAAGCCTATGAAGATCACAAAAGATAAGATTGTTCTTGGGTCAAGCATAGATGCTCTATCCTTCGCATTCAAGAACGACCTACCCTTCATCGCAACCCGATTCATTCCTCCACACAAGTTCCAGCCAGAGAAGCAAGAGTTGTGGAGGAAACTTCTCTTTTCCCTCTCCCTCTCAAACAACAACCTCCTCTCGGATAAAATCCAAACTCTCACCATAGAAGACGACCACCTTCGGATCATCACAAAAGACAAAACACGACTCTTCCTTTATTTTAATTTTTTATACGTGTTTGACGACCACAACGTTGTTGGCTTCGGAGCACCAACAGGCGTAACCAAAGACCTCTACGAAGTTCTTGACTGGTGTAGCATCACAAGCGGGATGAAACAGCCGATGGATAGGATAGACGATCCAGACAACGACTTCATCAAATACCTCCTCCTCTACCCCTCGGACAGAATCTACGGCAACCACCCAGACAAAAAAGATGCCGCAGGCTTTTCTTACTTGACAAAGGCACAACTTTTTGATACACTGTATTCAGAGACTTATGCTAGGTTAAAGATAATGTCTATGATGAAAGCAAAAGGTTGTCGAGGCAAAAGAAATGGTCCTTTCTACTATGCCCTCAAAATGGAATCAGACCGAAGGGATGTCTACAACCTCGGTCAGAACATTTACGAGGACACAGAAAACATAAAATTTATTTATGACCCTCAACCAGTAGACTTCGACACTCCCACTGAAACTTACTCTCACACAATACTGAATACGTTTTGCAGATAGACAATCCACCATCAAACCTCAAAGCATTCCACCTCGCTGGTATTATCCCAGTCGCAGGACAGAAGTTGGACTACAACTTTCCCTGGCACGACTCACTTATGCCCCTCGCACCAAACTATCTCGCCATTGAGCACGCAGTTTTGGAATGCGCCAACGCAGGTTGCGAAACAATCTGGATTGTCTGCCACAACGATATGCAACCCCTCATTCGCCACCGTCTTGGTGATTGGGTCCAAGACGCAGCAATCTTCGAGCGAGGCAGCGGACCTTGGAGGACACAACAGAAGCAAAGAGAGATCCCTCTCTTCTATGTTCCCATTCATCCAAAGGACCGAGGCAGAAGAGATTGTCTTGGATGGTCTGTCCTCTACGGAACCATCACCGCATACCACATCAATCGCAAACTATCCAAGTGGGTGATCCCCGACAAATACTTCATCTCATTCCCATATGGGATCACACCCCTCGACATTATTCGCAAGAACAGAAATCTTATTTCAGCAAAGAAGAATTTCTGCTTGACTTACCGAGGACAAAATGTTAAAAATAATAAATACTTGTCCTTCACATACGACGGACCAGACTTTCAGAGATGTAGAAGAAACTTGAGACAGCAACAGACACACGAGCGAGATGAGAACCACAAGCGACTACCCCTCCACGAAAGATGGGATGCTCGATGGTTCCCCCTCGATCAAGTCTTTGAACCAGTAGACTTCGAGGAAGCGAACACTTTGGAAACTCCCTGGCTCTACGAGATAAACAACTGGGAAGGATACTGCGACTTCCTTTCCTCGGAGGAGCGAAAAGAGTTCGAGAAACCAGAGTATATGAAATACCGAGAATGGAACCCGATTGGAGAGGATAATGAGTGATACGAAGAAATGTACAAAGTGCGGCGTAGAAAAGCCTGCGACTCCTGAGTTTTTTGATAGAGATAAGAGGAG